TATTCTCCTTAAAATTTAAGTATGGGCCCGAAGGCCCACACTAAATTGATTATTAACTTACTGCCGCACTAAACGGAGTTGCTGGTGTTCCAGTACAACCTGAAATCACGTCAACTTTCCATTTACCTGAAGCAATAACTGTACATTCGATTTTTGCAAATGTTACACCACCTGTTGTAGTACCATTTAAAGTAATAGTATCAGATGTTGAAGCTGTTTCAAAACCAACCATGTTATCAGAAGAGTCATCAATAAATGATGCACTTCCGATCATAACGTCAGTTGCATTTGCAACTTGTACAACAAGATCTCCAGTCTTCGTAATTGAAGAAAAGATTTCAAATTTTGCACCAACGTTAGATAAGTTATTTAGATCAGCGCCTGGTCCTGCAACTGCAGAATCAGAGTTTGCATTTGTCGCTGGTAATGTGTAAGTCACCGCTCCTGCTGCATCATTGTGTACAATTTTACCTGAATGGGTAGCAACTGTTAATGATACACTTGAGTCAGCGTCTACGACATTAGCTGGACCTGTAGTAATAAATCCTGCTTTGGATGTTACTGGTCCTTGGAACGTAGTGTTTGCCATAGTATTATCCTCCTAGTTACGTTTATGTAGTCTCTAGGCCGTCGACTATACGCGTCTACATAAACTTATTTGTATAGTTAGTTTTTTATATAGTAGATTTTAGTAAAGCGCAAGAGGGCCTGTAATGTGGATTGGTTTTTTCCAACGATGTAGCTTTTTATTAAGTAGCTACAGAAACTTGAGGAGCCGCATCTTCTATCCTGTTTTGTGCATTAGCTTTTTCTGCTTCTGCTATTTTGATCTGGCTAATTACTTCTCTGACTTTTCTGTCAATCTTAACCATATCGAGAGTATATCTACCCTCTTTCAGAGGTTATTCTTTTTACTCTTGGATCATTCATTTCTCCAAGATGTTCCCATTTTATATCACCTTTTCCCAATCTGTCAACTATTGCATTTTCTATATCTACGGGACCATCTATAGATTTTACAATAAAATCTGCATGAAGTTGATAGGCAAATATTTGAACTCTGAAGTTTTTAGGGTGCATTTTTCCTTTCTATGGTTGAAATGAGGCGGGATTGTGTCCCGCCTCAAATTTATTTATTAAGCACCTGGTGATGCGTAGATTCCTCTAGGGTCAGATACGCCAAATACGTATCTTTCTCTAGCTTTG